TGGCGCTGCCTGCGAGGGAGCTACCGCCGGGGATACCGGGCTCGGGATCGAAGCTGGGATCTGCTGGCTCATAGCTGCCCGAGTAAGTCAGTTCTTGCGCAAGGTGATCAAACGTCCTATAAAGAAGGGCCGTTAGATTTAGCCGGGGATCAGCCGCAAGCGGTTGATTCGGCTGAAGCGGATGTGGCACTTGCAACATCTGATTCAATAATAATAGAAATTGTTGAAAAGCGCTCTGAGTCTGCTGAATCATTCGGAAGGGGAACCCCTTCAACATCTCAGCCCGCTCACTGTCAGTCTTATCAGGGAAGAGGTACTTAAGAGCTTCGACGCTATCCACGCCAAGTTCTTGAAGGTTACGAACGACAATCGACTTCTGATTAATGTCGTAGGCCGTGTCTTCGTAAACGTCACCTTGGAAACGATAGGAAACTTTACGATCCCCATCCGGAGGAAGACCGTAGACGCCCCGAGGGACTTTCCCTTCTTGAGTTGCTTTTTGAATAGCGGCGTCAAGCTTGGCCTCAAACTTAGCCAGCTTCGTTTGATAAAGAGTGACGCTTTCTTCAGTTTCTTCAGCCGGAGGCTGCGGAGCTTTCAGCCCAGTAATTTCTGCAAAACTCTCTCTAAATACATTCTCTTGGTGATAAATAATCATCTCCAAGAGTTTACAGAATCCGTAATTCAGGAAGCTCTTGTTCTTACGGAGCGCCGTGGCCTGAGCCCGACCCATGAGACCCTTAATTTCCGTCGCGGTTGCACCAGCCGACACAGAAATTTCGTCGACACCTCCGAGAGCCGTTCGAATCTCTTCCCGTAACAGGAGAGAGTAACGGTTCATATCTCCGTTAACCGGGTCGGGCGTAATGAAACCGACTCGATCCGTTGGCTCAACGTTCGCAATAATCCGTGGAACACGGAGACCCCCGAGCGCAGAAGATGCGCCGAATGGCTCCGACACACGCGTGGACGGAGAATCCGGCCCCGCAAAACCGCTCTGACTACTAATAGTCGGTCTGAAATTGCGCTCAGCATCCGAAGCTTCGACCAGATCACTTCTGGGACGGGAGCTGACAAGCGTGGGATTACCGAAGAACTCAATATTCTTGGCAATAGTGCTCATCATCTGGTCATGGAGCACAACCGCTTCCATGAACTGCTCAAAGTCCCCTTCGCCTTCAGTTCCGCTGGAGTTCGGCTTATTCAGAACCTCCACGGCGGGAATGAACCCTAAACCGTTGGGTTTTTTACTCTTTGGACTGATAATTCCGCCTGGTTCTAAATCAAAACTGAGTTCGGTATTTGATTCATACTCTGATATGAATTCAGAGGTCAGAGACAACCGAACATAACGCTTGTTTTGGTTCGTCGAGTCACCGGGAAGACCCAACAAGGATCCTCTAACTTGGTAGCTATAAAGAATTACGACTTCCTCTATATTACCGTTTACATCATGATAAACCTTATATTGATTTTTATTAAAGAAATAAATTTGGTACTTTAACTTAACGTCAGGACGGAAATAGAACAATCCGCAGCCGTCAATCAAAAAATTCCGGATAATTGCGGGAAACCGTATGTCTAATCTATTTAACTCGATTAAATCTTGAAGAAAACGAGTTCGAGCATTATAGGTATCTTGTTCACAATAAAAATATAGTCCTTTTTTAAGCATCAGCAGCGTCATCTGCTGAAGATGGCTGAGAACAACCATCGTCGTAGACTGTTTACTACGATCTTGGGTTCTAGCAGCCTCCAGAATTTCTGAAAATCGACTGCGGACACTCAGATTATCTGAAGGCATTAGATCCGGATCCTCTTACGTTCAATCTACAGTCGGGAGCAGAAAATCTCTGACTCGATCCATTCTAAACAGCTCAGGAGGCAAAAGCTCATGCGGGTAGTTAACCAGAATGTGATCTGTGCGCCCTAACGGATCTGTAGCGCCTTCAACAGCCTTATACTGATCCATAAAATCAAGCAATTCTTGACTGTCGGCTGGGGCCACGGAATTAGGAATGTCGTCGTAACAGTGAGAGAACGACTGTACCTTAGTTTTCAAACGATTTGAGTCACCCATCCAGGAGAAGTGCCACCCGGCGTCGCAATAGCCGTAAACAACATCGCGTGGGTTACGACGAATTTGCGAAAGTGTTTGGTGTAGATGATCATGTAAAACAATTGTGCCGCAAACCCAATTATTTGGTGCTTCCGAATCGCGACCGTTTGGATTCACCACCCGCAGATCGCCACGCCCATAAAACATAGGCATTGATAAGCGTATACAGCGATCTGGGGACCTTTGAGCGATCTTAGCGGCGTCTAGTAACGCTTCTGGGCGAGGAATTTCGTCAACATCGCTGAAGAAAAACACCGAGTCGGGAGGGGTCATCCGCATACCCACGGCGAGAGCATCCCTTTGGGCGTATTCCCTCACCCATGGATCAAAAATCTCTTCCTTTGAGGGAAGTTCAACGTGTAGAACCTGAACTTTGTCCTCAGGGATCCCCAGCTCGCGGAGAGTATCAACGCAAGTAAAAGGTTTAGGATCTCCTTTGAAAGTTCTGTTAGCGTCTGTGATAATAAAGCCGTCTACAACGTCTTTGAGTATCTCGTAACGCAGTTCTAGCAGTTCACGTTCGTTGAAATACAAAAAACAGTCAAAAAGCACGGCGCCAGGTGCGAGCTAGCAGCATACTAGGACGGTTTTTACGGAATACGCTAGGCGTAGGGGGCAGATACCCGTTTCGCGGCCTGAGCTTTCTCGATTAAGTGGTCTTTGACCTCCTCAACGTCCGCAATATTCGGCCCCTCGTTCAGATAATCTTCCGGGGACTCAAATTTAGAGGGTTCTTCGGGCTCAGCCCCGAAAGATTGCTGCTCGCCCTGCTCATCCTTAGGTTTTTCTACGTAACCGCGAAGAAAATATCGAGCAGAACTAGAGGAAGGTTCCATTTTTAGGCTTGAGATTTGCGTCGGATGTACTCTGATGCTTTTGCGCGAGCTCTTTTGGCTGCTTCGGTATTAGCCACGCGGGTATTCACTGGTTTATCGCCAGCCGTGGCCCTCTTTTTCTTTTCATCCGTCGCTCGACGCTCCTCTGGGCTGAGTTGAGCCCAAGCTGAACGAGGTAAATAACGTTCAGTCCGCCCTTTCTCCCTAGCTAAATCAGCCATTTTCAGTCTTTGTTCGACTCATACTCTTCCTTCGTCTGCCAATCTTCCTTAGACCAGCGAGAGAGACGATTTTCACCGGATTTTCTACCCGAATACTCACCTCCCATGTCCTTGTAGTACTTTGTGGCGAGCTGCATAGCTCTAGCGCTATGGCCGCCGAGTTTTGCGCGGGCTTTAGCCTTAGCTCTAGCCCACTTTTCAGGGTGCTTTTTCTTCGCTATTTCGGACATAAACCCTCCTCAGCAGAGAAATCAGTAAAGAACAAACACGCCAGCAACGTCACCGCTGTGAATAGCGATACAAGAGATAGGATACAGTTGATCCCCTTTAAGGTTTTGTGCCCGTATGATCTGATTAGGTGCGTCCGTCATCTCCACAGCGAGAAAGCCTCCGCTACCGCCTGACTTCGCCTCAATAAACAGTGCTCTACAGGAAGCAAAGTGTGCTTCTCCTCCGCCAGAAGCATGCGGCACCATGCCGAAACCGCTCGTGAAGGGGACCGTACCAGAGTAAGGATACGTGGTGCCGAAAGCGCGAAAATCCATAAAAAAGCTCTACTTAAAAACAGTCTATCGAGTTTAACCAGGAAGAGTTAGCGAACAATTCCGTTTAAACGATCACAAACAAGCATAGAATATCCAGCAATATCCCGCCAACTGTCGTCATAGTCGGCATCTCCATTAATAATTCGTCCGATTTTATGACAAATCATATCTAAAGCCTCTAATTGATCTACCTCAAGTTGTTTAGAACGGTGGTTAAGCTCAGCGCGGATAACGTCTTTCAGCTTGCAAGTGACACCCGCGTGGCCCATGAAAGCACCGTATCTAGATCCACGCTCGGTTAAAACGCCAACCAGATCCTCAGGACGGGTTAAACCAGTAAATGGTTCCATGTAAAGCTTGAATATGTTTACGAAGGTTGTATGCGTCTGTTCTATACAGAACTTCACATGTACTCCTTCCTGCGAGAGTATAGCAGACTTTTACGTACTCAGCTCCACGAGGAGTTCTCAACTCAAGGAAAACATCTGCTTACAATCTAATAAAGTTACATTTTTTTGCTTTAGTTCCGGAGCATATTTGAAGTCGTCATGGTGAATCAAACAAAAATCGAGGGGCTCGTAACCCTCTGAAACTTTCTTAAGGGGAATGCAGCGTCTGTGTTCGTACTCTGCTGGCACACCTTCGAACGCCAACCCCATAGAACTACGATCTGCGATGGGCCAATTACGAATGCCTACGCGGGAATAGCTCATCTCCGGGTCGTAACTCATTGAGCGTATGTATTTATCCCCGTCAGCTTGAGTGAGAATCATCCCCCCGTAATAAGGGTTGGCTACCTGAACAAATAAATCTATCTCGTGATCAATAACTAAAATCTTCGGGACAGTGAACCCAACTGACCCCCAGATATCCGGCGTGGTTTTAGTCAGCGAGTAGACGTAGTGATTATCAAAAGGGACCTTTAAACCGCTGTAATTTTCGTACCGAATAAAGCCCGGTTCTAATCCACGCTGAGCTAGACGAGGTTGCCAAACCAT